TGTTAGCCAAAATTGGAATTTTGTCGTTTAATCTCATTTCTAAGGCAGTTTCTTTATTTACATCTATTTGTTCATCAATTTTTGGAATTTATGATAATGTAAACCGTACCACCCCTCAACCGGATTCTGGTGTTACGGCGCAACATAATCATCAGGACTCTCTGTTTTCAGAGCATCTAGCAGAATTTTGGAGTTTGATAGTCTCATCTTGTGCTACTCTTATAGGTTTAACATCCTATAAGAGAAAGACAGGAGAACAAATAGCAGAATCTTTAAGCAAGGATATTCGTAATTTTACGATGACATCAAATAGTTTAACTGGTTTCTTTAAATTGCATTTGGATGTTATTAAGAAGATTTTTGAGAAATTGTGTTTTTGGCGCAATTTACAGGATAAAGATCCAGAGTCAATGATGGTATATAATGGTACATTTATAAAAACGTGGTGCAATGAGGTTTCTTATTTAACAAGTCCTGGAATGCTGTCTCGTATATTGGGTGATACTTATTTGAGTGATAGAGTGTATTTGGCACATATGATAGGTGAACTAATAGCTAAGAGTGTTATAACTAAAACATCAAATACAGTGAATAACGCTGTATTATCTAGACAATTGTCTGCAATTAATAAATTGCATTCATCTTGTGTTATGAATGGGAAGAATGGTAATGTACTTAGAGAAACTTTTGGTATATGGATAGATGGTGCTCCTGGGATAGGAAAATCTTTTATAGTTGAGGAAATGTCAACCCTCCTAATTCGTAAGGGAGAGATTGATTTTGAAGGGGAGAAAACATTATGTTTAAATCCTTCAGATAAATATTGGAGTAGATGTGATAAACAACCCGTATTATGGATCGATGATGCTTTTCAATTGCAAACTGAAGCATTTTTAGAAGCACAATTAGCAGCATATTTTTCAGTGATGTCGCCGACACCTTTGTGTCCACCTATGGCTGATCTTAAGGATAAAGATCGTTTATATGAGCCATATTTCTTATTTACAACTTCCAATGAGGCTTTCCCTCAGGTTAAAGCTGTATTAAAACAACAAGCTTTGTGGAGAAGACGCCACTTGTTAATTAAGGCCAAACTGAATGAAGATTTGATTACTCAGCGATGGCCAGAATATATAAAGGGTAAGCATATTGCGGAAGATTTACCCATGGAATGTTTAGTAAATTATGATCATTTATTGTTTCAAGTGGCTGCAACACCCAAGGATATGTATACAAAGTGGTCCAATTGGATTCACTGGGATGAGTTGAAGGTTGTTATGGAGAATGCGTATGAAAGATTTTTGGAGCGATCATTACATTCATATAATCATAGATTAAATAAATATTATGAAGCTAAGAGACAAATTTTACCAGATTATGTTAGTGGATTACCTAATGTGCCTAATGGCGCTAATTTATTTGAAG